CGTACTTTTACAAAACCAAAACATTGATACCTCATCAATTAGAATCAATGTTTATGAGAGTTCTAATTCCTCTTCTTTTCAAAAATTTGTACAGTCAGATAATATTTTAAATGTTGGCGCCACTTCTCCGACATATTTTGTCACTGAAGTTGAAGATGAAAATTATAAGATTACATTTGGCGACGGAATTTTTGGTAAGAAACTCATTGCTGGTCAAGTTATTGAAATAAGTTACTTAACAACAAACGCCGATGCGACGAATGGAGCTTCTGTTTTTACATACAACGGTCTAATCGCAGACGTTGCTGGAAATACCAATTTCACCGTTGCTGTTAATAACGTTACAACGCTCACGAAGGCGTTTGGTGGCGCTGGCATAGAAAGTATAGAAAGCATCAAACAGAACGCTCCAGCGAGTTTTGGAGCGCAGAATCGTGCTGTTACGACACTAGACTATGAAGCGATTGTAAGAAGAATATACCCAGCAATCGCTGATATTATTTCATATGGTGGCGAAGAAGATAATCCACCTGAATATGGAAAAGTAAAGGTATCAATCAAACCAAGAGAGTTAAGTTTTCTTTCATCGTACACCAAAAATTTAATTCTACAAGAAATTAAAAAATATGCGGTGGCTGCTGTCACTCCTGAAATTGTTGACCCTTCAATTATTTTTGTAGAATTGAATTCGAGAGTCTATTATGACCAGTCCTCAACAAACTTAAATTCAAATCAACTTAAGGAAAAAGTTATCTCTAATTTAACTAAGTATATTCAGTTATCAGATACTGAAAAATTTGGTGGCAAATTTAGATACAGTAAAGCAATTAGCACAATTGATGCTTCTGAAAAGGCAATCAAATCTAATTTGACTGATGTTATCATGAGAAAAGATTTTTATCCAGCATTAAATAGTAGTGCTTATTATGAATTTTGCTTGAGTAATCCATTTGATGATGACATTGATACACAAACTTTAGTGTCTACTGGATTTGTTGTTCAGCAATATCCAAATAATATTGTTTACCTTGAGGATAGAGGTTCCAAAGTAGTTTTATATCGCTTAGATTCGCAAACTGGTGATAAGATAGTCCTAAATTCTGAACAAGGCGAAATTGATTATGCGAAAGGTGATGTCAGATTATATAATTTAAATATCATCAAGGGATCATTCTCCGACAACAAAATAGAAATAAGATTAAAACCACAATATAATGATATTATCGCAAAGCGTCAAATTTATCTTGATGTAGACATTGAAAAGAGTTCTTTTACACTAATTCAAGAATAGAAGTAAATGGCATCCAAAGTAAAAAGTCTTTCTGCTCTCGTTGATCATCAGTTACCAGATTTTATAGCATCTGAGTACCCTAAATTTTCTGCGTTCATACAGAAATATTATGAACAACTTGAGTTGCCAGGACAACCTCTTGATTTAGTTAATAACGTAGTTAAGTATCGTGATATTGATACTTATGCTCACGATTTATTACGTCAAGAAACTGTTCTAACGCAAAACGTATTACCAACAGATACTACGATTTTAGTAGAAAATACTTCTTCATTCCCAAGTACAAATGGATATGTTCTGATTGGCAGCGAAGTTATTTTTTACAAAACCAAAACTGCTACTTCATTCGTAAACTGTTACAGAAATGTAAGCGCAGCAACTAAACTAGGTGATCTTTATTCTTCGATTGATTTTAAGTCAGTTCCAAACAATCAAGTTGGTGTAGGAACACCAACAACGGTAGGATTTTTGTCTGGAGATGTTGTCCTTAATATCAGTAATCTTTTTCTATATTCTTTAGTTAAAAATTTTGAAAAAGAATATTTGTCATCTTTCCCAGAAGCAAATCTTAAAACAACAGCAGACAAATCTTTATTGATCAAGAATATCAAAAAGTTTTATGCTGCTAAGGGAACAGAGTCATCAATCAAGTTTTTATTCAATTCTTTAGTTCCATCAGATTTACCAAATGACCCTACGGTTTGGTATCCAAAAGACTCAACATACAAAGCTTCGAGCGGCGAATGGATTAATAATTATTCGCTAAAAGTTAAAATCTTAGGAAGTGTATCAGATATTCGTCAATTAATTGGTTCCAGGATTAATCAAGTAGAAGATCCCAGTAATTCTTCTATTCTTTATGCTTCTGCTGTTATTGATAATATTATTTCTATTGGTGAGGGATTTTACGAGGTTATCCTCGCAGAATCCAGTGTAATAGGTCAATTTTCTGTAATTTCGCAAACATACCTAACCTCACCACTGTTATCCACCGCTTCTACAAATAATAGAGTAAATGTATATTCAACTGCTGGGTGGAAAAATACAAGCGGGCAGTTTGTTGTCGGTACAGAAATCGTAAAATTTAGATCAAAAACAGTAAATCAATTTATTATTGAATCAAGGGGTTCAAACCCAATAACATATTCAGCAAATACTCCTGTATATGAGAAATCTAATGTTTCTGTTTCTTATATTGATAGTACAGGAGCTACTCAAACAAAGGGTTTATTGATTTTAGGTATTTTATATAATTTAGACCAAAAAACTCCAACTCCATATTCTTCTGTTGGAGATTCTATTCAGATTGCTCCATCTGGATTTGAAACAAAAAATCCAATCATTTTCAGAAAGCAAACAAATAGTATTCGTTGGTTATTAAATGAAAACAACACATTTTCTTCTATAACTTCATTAGCGGAAGTACCAGTAAATGTTTCCGCTGTTTATGAAGACGAACAGTATTATTATATTGCTTCTTCTGGGTATCCTAATTACAATATTGGTAAGAATACATGGAATATTACTCTTGCTGACCAAAAACACTTAAAATTAATCAGAAAAACTCCCACAAGAACTACAGAGATTTACGAAACCAGTAATAAAGATGTCGGTGTATTGATCAATGGTGTTCCCATAAGAGGTGTAAAAGACGAAGAAACAATAACTTTTGGCGAGATCACAAATATTCAAGTAACTAACAAAGGTAGTGGATATTTAAACCCACCAAAGGTTTTGGTGATTGATAGTGCTGGAGTTAGCGGAGTAGCAAACGTTCAAGCGGTATTATCTGGAGACACAATTGATAGAATTGATGTTATTGGTGCTGGAAGTGGATTTTTCCCACCCGTTCCTACAATAGTTATAACTTCAGGAAGAAATGCTACTGTAGAACCAATCATCACGAATGGTAGAATTACAAGTATAAAAATAACAAACGCTGGTGAGTACTATACAACCGCTCCACGAGTTGTAGTTAAAGATTCTTCAGGAAAAGGAAGATTCGCTGATTTCACTGCTGTAATTTCTGATGAAGGTCAGCTCACGGGATTTGTCAAAAATAATGAAGGAAAGTTTTATGATCCACGAACAACAACTATCGAAATTCAATCTATTGGTTCTGGAGCACAGGCAATTTCTGTTGTTAGAACTTGGACAAAAAATAGATTTGAGAAACTAAAGACAAACTTAGATAATAATTATGGGCATTATTTTATCAACAACAATTTAGCGTTTGGATATGGATATTCTCATGTCGCAAATCCAAAAGATTTAAGGGTTGCTTTAAACGACAATTTAGATAATGTCGGTAATGTCGCATCAACATTAACACATTCTCCAATTATTGGTTATGCTTATGATGGTAATCCAATATATGGTCCATATGGATATCAGACACCAGGAAATCCACAGTCACCCATTACTAGAATGCGTTCTAGTTATAGATTAAAAATAAACAGACCAGGGGGACCATCAACAAATGCGTATGCTTTGGGATCGTTTATTGAAGATTATGAATATTCTCATCGTTTCGGAGATTTGGATGAAAATAACGGAAGATTTTGTGTTACTCCAGATTATCCAGATGGAGTGTATGCCTATTTTCTAACTATAGAGTCTAATAATGTACCAGCATATCCTTATTTCTTGGGGAAAAATTACTATTCTATTCCTGTAGATTCTAATTACAATAAAACTATCTCACAAGATGATTTACCCAACAACATTACTCGATTAAGAACAAGTAGAACTGAAAATAATGGAGATGGGGTAGTAGCTTTCGTTGAAGATATCACAACAGGTTCTGTCTCCGATGTTTCTGTTTTTTCTTCCCCGTCAAATTTTTCTATCGGAAGTATTGTAGATATTGACTACACTAATTCTGGTGGTAAGGATATTTTAGCGGAAGTTTCTAGTGTAAAAGGAAAACCAGTATCTTCTCTTTTATCTTCTTTTGGTATATACACATTTTTTGATTATTTCTCCGCCAGTATCACTTCGCAGTTAACTTCGACAGGAATTACTAACTATCCAGTAAATGTTGGTGGTTTGGGATTTTCTATTACTATTGATGCTAAAGATATCCCAGATTACAATTTAAACACAACTGATGTTTTATTAAGAGATGGTAGTATTTTGGTACTTTTACCACCATCTTTGGATAAGTGCGTAAAAATTACTACAGAATCCCCCTGTTATTTGTATGATGGCGATACATTGACACAATCGGGAACTTTTGCTTCTGGAAAAATCATTGGAAATGTATTCAATGGAAAAACTATTATTCTAAAAGAAGTAACAAAAAATTTCGAACCATCAAATACTAATTTTGCTACATCGAGCATAGAAGTTGTAAATTTAGTAGTTGATAAAATCTCATCATATACAGCTGATTCCGAAATTTTCCTAACAAATGGAAAACAAGCAATTATTTTGTCTACATCTTCAAATAAAATAAATCTAGCATCAAATACGTTTGTCAATGGAGAACCAATTATTTTTTCAAGTGCTTTTGCTGGTTTATTGACAAACAAAATTTATTATGTTGTAAATTCTTCCCCCACAAATTTTCAAGTAGCAACAACACCAAATGGTCCTGCATTATTGTTGCCTGATATCTCTTCCCCTGGATCTGTTGTTTTAAGTCAAAGAGGGTATGGAGTAGTATTAGAATCAACGGATCAAAAAAACATTTGTAAGGTTAGAGTACAAAGAGGAAATTTTGATGTTGATGCCACATATTTTCTGAGGACTAATAATTTAAGAGATACTGTCGGCAGTAGAATTGTCCAAAAAATACCATTAAGTTCTGGCATAAAAGTATTAACATCAACTGATAAGATTGCTGTTTTAAAAACCACAGAAAATCATGGTGTATCAGTGAATGAAAACATTATAGTTGATATCATTCCAGACGATTTTAATACTACTACAACAGTATACACCAGAAAAAGAATATACCAAAAAGTAAAATTAAGCACTCCATTTTACAACAAAACACTTGTAGATAGTGGTGTGGGTAGAATAATATTATTAAATAGTGGTTCGGATTATGCTTACGACACTAGTGGTAATTCCACATTAACCAATGTAGAATTAATATTTGTAGATCAAACCAAATGTAGAGGTGAGACTGGGCAAATAGTTTCTAATATCTCAGAGTCTGTTATTGGCAATCCTGGCAATCAAAATAATGCCAGAGCTACTTTAACTGTAACTAATGGATTGATTACCTCAATTATCATTACATCCAAAGGAAAATTTTACAAGAAAGGAGACATATTAACTATTTCACCATCTTCTGGATACCAAAATCCTCTATCATCTTCTGCCAGAAGTTTGCTTGTTGAGGTAGATCACGCTGGTTTTGCGTCTTCAAATACTAAATTATTTTTAAATGAGATTACTTCTATATCAAATGGAGATTACTTAAAAATAGATAGTGAAATAATGGAAGTAGTTAGTATTAATGCCAACGAAAATTCTGTGGTTGTATTGCGCGGTCAAAAAAATACAATTGCTGCTGACCACATTTTCAACAGAATTGTTTCTTCGGAATCTCCTCAATATAAATTAGGATTTAATTATCAATTAGGTACAACGGTTGCCGATCCTTTTGTAGACTCATATGACCCCGAAACTGGTGAATTGGTACTAACATTTGAGTCTGGAAACACAATAACTACTATCAATCCTATAACTTCATCTAGTTTCTTTTATGATCAAAATACTCCAAGAAAATTGGTTGGAGTTGTAGATGTTATAGAATCACCAAAATTTAAATTTGAATTTTCATATGATAATGTCAATTGGAGAAAAAATCCAGTTATACCTATTCAAAAATTCTATAAGTATAAATTTGATACTTCACATCCTTCTTTAGCTGGTAGTTTCTTAGAATTTTCTCCAAGTGGCAATTTGAACATATTAACCAATGAAGTAGAAAAAAGTATAGAAAAACCTGGATTTGCCAATTCTTTTATTTCTCTGAAGATAGGATTTGGCGCAAATATTTCTTCAAATAATTTCAGTGATAAAAAAATTAGCGAATTTACCAACTATTATTTTTATGATAAGAATAACATCATTGATTCGGAAAAAGCATATTTGAGATTGATTGATGATCCTTTACAAGGTGAACACAGAATTATCTATACAACGCCATCTGAGATGGTGTATGAAGTATCTAATTACCCACAATATTCTGGGTATGGAATAATTTCATACACAACTACATCAACAAACGCTGTTGGTCAAATAAACACTATAAAATTAGTTAATTCTGGCAACAGTATGTCTTCCGTTCCTGTTGTTGCTGGTGTTCGTCCAGCTGCGTCTTCAGAATGTACCGTGAATATCGAATGGAATCCACAAACACAAAGTATTATTGGCGTCTCTATTATTAATCCTGGCAGAAACTATTCTAAACCAAAAGCAATTGTGGTGAATGGAGATGGAAGAAATGCTGTTTTTGATATAAGAAAATCTACGGATAATTCAATAGCAGCAGTAATTTTGGTGAATGGTGGAACTGGATTTACTTACAAACCAGAAGTTAGAATTATCGAAACTGACGTAAAATTATATTTTGAAAGTACAAATATTGGTATTCCAAAAAAAGTTTCTATTATTCAAAATGGAAAGGCATTTAATGCTGATTATACCACAAAGAGAAAGATAACTTCACATAGAATTTTAATATTAAAAGATTTTCCAGAAAAAGCATTTTTTGAAGGAGAAATAGTAGAACAATATGATGGAAGTGTATTGATAGCAAAAGGATATGTATCAAAAGATGGATGGAAGGAAGGAAGTAATATCCTTAAATTGAATAGAGTTGAAGGAGAATTTAGAAACAATTTTCAAATTACAGGGAAAACTCAACTAAAAACTGCCAAGGTCACATCTTCGTTCGTTGGAGAATTTAATTACGATATTAAGTCATATTATGACAATTTAGGATATTATGCTTCCGATAAATCGAAATTAAGTACGTCTTCGCAAAAATTAACAGATTCCAATTTTTATCAAGACTACTCTTATGTTATTAGGTCTAGAACTCCTATTGACATATGGCGAGCTCTTATAAAGGCGTCAACCCACCCAGCTGGATTTAAATTATTTGGTGAAGTTTTTATTGAATCTGATGCTATAGCAAGAATGAAGCCAAATCCACCTAGTTTGGATTCGGTTTCGACTATTCAATTGTGGGATCCACAAAAAAATAAAGTTACTGTTCAAAACACATATAGAACTGTTACTCAGTCTATATTAAATTCTTCTTTCATGGATGTCCAAAGAGGAAAGGGAGCATTATTTGTAAATTCATTCGATGACGCCGAGACATCAAGTTTTGAAATAGTTTTAGATCCACCATTTAATGGTTATTTTGATTCGAATGGAAATAGAGCTGGAAATAAAATATTTACTATGAAAATATTAGGAAGCAACAATCCTGTTGCTGTTCCACAACAAGAGAATCTTGTTATTTCGTTAGATGGTATTCTTCAGCAACCAGGACTAGCGTTTACTGTATCAAATACACAAATTACCTTCAAAGAAGCGCCACTTGGATATAGAAATAATCAAGGGCAAAGTATTACACCATCTCAATATGTAGAGGGAGTTGATACACCATCACAGAAATTTGTTGGTAAAATTTTAAGATACAAAGATACTACCGTCAATTCACAATTTTTCAAGAAAATTAAAAATATATCAAATCAATTTGATGGAGTAAAAACCACCTTCCAATTGATTGATGATTCAAATAACAATATTGTTCTAGAGTCAGGTAACAATTTATTAGTTACAATTGATGGAGTTTTACAGACTGCAGGAATTACTCCAACTTTCCCAATAGATAGATCCTATTACATCAGAAGAACAGTAACTCCAAATGAAATTGTTTTTATAGAACCACCTAAGTCTGGTCAAGTTTTTGGCGCATATTCAATTTCTAGTTATGAAATAGCTGAAATTGATACATCACTTGTTGATGGAATTACATACGGTCCATTTATTATGCGAAGAGTTATCAATAAAAAACCTCTAGAAGTTTTTATTGATAACAATATATTAGTTTTTGTTGATAGAGTATTACAAAAGAAAACAAAAGATTATTCTATCCAAGGTTCTTCTATTAGATTCACCAACCCACCATTACCAGGGCAAAAAATAGTTATATTATATTATTATGGAAGATCCGTTTCTACATCAATAACCGCTTTCAATTATGAAGAAGACACTTATTTTAATTTAATTAAAATAGACTTGAATTATGTTCCTCCATTAGCACAATACGCTGATAGAATTTGTTACCAAGGAACGTCAACGACTAATTACACTGCTATTGGTAAAGCAAAAGGAGTATCTGTAACTAATACGGGTTCTATTTTATACATTGAATCTCAAAATGCTCCTTTTGATCCATCAAAAAATATTACTATCATAAATGGTTTAGCATCTGGTTTGGGTGATCTGACAATTCCTTCTTCATCAATTATATCTGTTTCCGATTTCGAACGAGACGATGAAACACTAGGTATTTTACAAAAAACAAATAGTGGGTGGTTGATAGGATCCTCAATATCAAGAACTTCTCCAAATTTTATTGACATTGGAGATAGAATCCGAGTTGATGGGGAAAAATCATATAGAAAAATTTTATCTCTCCCACAGAAAGTTTTCAAAACTCAATATAATTCAAATTCTTCAATAGCCAACAACTTCTTTGGTAGACTAAGTGTAACTCCAAATGAGGAAGTTGGAAGAGGGGAAGGACTATCAGTAACTGCCAGTATACAAAATGGATCTGTTACTCAGTTAGAATGGAATGATAGAAATTATTCTCAATATGGATTATCTAGAATCCAACCAGGAGCTTATGGGTATGAAAATGCTCCTAAGTTAATTTTTGTTCCTCAACCATTAAGAGATGAAGGCGGAACTATTATTTCGCCTGCTCAGGGGGGAGGTGCGAGCGGTTTTGCTGTAGAAAGTAAGGGAGAAATTATTGATATTATTTTAACTAATGGTGGAAGCGGTTATTTGACACCGCCAAGGGTATATGTTGCTAAAGGATTTGATATTATTAAAAATCCAGAGAAAAAAGTAACAACAAAAGTTGAATTAACTTTCTTCCCAGAAATTAAGACAACACTATTAGTTTCGGCACTCATAAATCTAGAATATGGATTTGCCGTACATGAAGCAGAATCTATTATTAGTCCAACAGAACTTCTAGAACCATCTAGAGTAATAACCACTGGCATTCATCCACTTTTTGAAACCATACCAGTAGCAGATGTTAAATATGATTCTTCAAGATCCGAAACACAATTTAATATATTAATATCACCAAATTCAGTAGTATCCTTAAAAAATCAAATTGTTGTTAATGTACACACTCTTTGGGAAAATGTCAAATCTACTTCTGTCAATTCTGTAAAACAAGAAATAGTTAAATCTATTCCTACAGGATTTTCCGATACTTATGCTGAACCAGGAATATCTATCGTATCATTTGCTCCATTAACTTTGGGGTCAACATTAAAGAAATTTGAAAATGGTGCGTTCAATGACATGGGTTACTTACAACTTGGCGGAATTTCTTTAGATCAATTCGATAGACTTTATGGAGATATTACCATAGAAGATTTCGAAGTTCGTTCAATGTCATCCAAAGGAGTTACGGAAGAAACCTTGATGAATCTTGGGTATGGTTCAACGAATGAACTAGGAGCATATCTACAAATGCCACTAACGACAAGCAGCACTATCATCTATGTTGCTAATACCAATGGTTTTCCTTCATCTGGCAAGTTACTGGTTGGTGACGAAATAGTAACTTATACTTCAAAATTAGTTGATCGTTTTATTGGAGTTTTACGAGGACAAAATAATACAACAGCAAAGACACACGATGCTGGTGATTACTTAAGAACTACAAATTAGTACTATAAATATAAATAAGAATTACGAACCTATTAGCAAGAGAGAAATTTTCAATGGCCGCAATAATCTCTGAAAAGTTTAGAATCTTTAATGCCAAACAATTTTATGAGTCTTTGACAGAACCGCTATCTGGTTCAGATTCATCTTCAGAAAGAACAAGAATGTACTTCTTTGTTGGTAGACCACAAAGATGGTATGCTTACCTAGAAGTGTATAACAAGTCAGCTACTGATTTCGTTGCTGGTCGTGACAAAGTTTTTGTTGGTGCTAATTTCGCTTCTGCTACGTTCAAAGCAGATGTTGTAGCTTCATATCCAAACTCACTTCTTCTTTCTGCTATTGGTCCAACTGCTTCTGCCGTCCCACCACAGGGTTCAACATTAACTGGATACAATCCAATTACAAGTAGCAATACTGCTGCTACTGCTCTAACGGGTGTATATCGTTTTGCTACTGATGATATTCCTACAATTCCTTACGACAACCAGACAGAAAAATATCTAGCATATGCCGACATTCTTGCTGCTAAACGCATTACTGGTGAATTTGCTAGACCAGTTGTAAGAAGATATAATTGGGACATTTCAACCAACAGTCGTTTTGATATGTGGAGACCCGACTATTCAGAACAAAAAACTTCTTCGGTAGTTTTATCTGGTGGCTCCACTGGTTCCCAAAATATTTCAACCGCCAAATTTTATGTTGTAAATAACAAGTACGAAGTTTTTAAGTGTTTATATAACGGTGAGAGACCTGCTTCTCTTCTTCCTGGTGGTGTTCTTCCTACAGTAGCATATGAACCATCCACAACTCCTTCGAGTGGTACATATTCTAATGGAATTTACAAAGAACCTGTAGACGCTAATGGTTTTTGTAATTATATTTGGAAGTATATGTACACCATTACAACAAATGATGTTCTTAGATTCCTATCAACAGATTTTATTCCCATTGTTGCTGACGGTGCAGTTCAAGCAGCGGCAGTTAATGGATCTATCAGTACAGTTGTACTAAAAGCAATTGGATCTGATTTACCAACTAGTCAAACATCTCTATATACTCCTATCTTTGGCGATGGAAGTGGAGGAATCGTCAAATTCGGAACAAATTCATCTGGAAACATTACTTATGCTATTCTCCACGCTGCTGGCACTGGGTATACTTACGCAAATGTTTTGCTGACAAATGGAAATGTATATTCTGACGCAGCACTAACAACTCCCGTAACAGTTTCTTCAACTGCTATTGGTGCGATTGAATGTGTGTTATCACCACAGGGAGGACACGGTGCCGATCCTATTGTAGAATTAAATGCTAAGCGAATTATGACAAATATTCGCTTGACATATGCTGAGGGCGGTGGAGACTTTCCAGTAGAGAATGATTTTAGAAGAATTGGAATTCTACAAGACCCATATCTCTATGGCACATCAAACTTTGCCACAGTTGACACACTTTCTAATCTTAGAGCGATTAAATTAACCAATGTTACTGGCATTTTCCAGCAAGACGAAGAAATTACTCAATCTCTTCCTGGTGGTGGAGTTGCTAAGGGAACTGTAGTTGCTTGGACTCTAGATTCTGGTTCTACAACTTCAGGTGTTTTGAAATATTTCCAATCGCCAGAAAATCACCTAAACAATGGTGTAGTAAGAGCATTTATTTCAAATGCTACTTTCGCAGTAACTGGACAAACATCCAATATCACAGGAACTGTTGATACCACTTTCAATGCTTCGGCGTTGGGTTCTACGTTCACGAATGGATTAGCACTTCCAGAACTACAACCAAATTCTGGAGAAATCATTTATATTTAAAACAGAAGACTAATAACCAGAGCTCCAGACCAAGTAGAAGATATCAAACTTGTTATTGAATTCTGATTTTTTTTAAAGTAAATTACACGTAAGAGATTGAGAATAAAATGCCTCAAAAGACAAATCTTAGCGTCCCACCATATAACGATGATTTTAATGTAGACAAAGGGTTTTACAAAGTATTGTTTCGCCCTGGATACAGCATACAAACCAGAGAGTTAACTACTTTACAATCTGTTTTACAAAATCAAATTGAAAATTTTGGCAGAAGTAGATTTAAACAGGGACAAATGGTTGTTCC